ATTCATCTTCTACTGTAACAACAAAACTGTGATATATAAACTTCTTATTAGGACTTGTAAATTTGTTTATGGGAATAACTTTTTCTATAGATGGAACTAAACCAACTTCTTCTTCAATTTCTCTATATAAAGTCTCTACTGGACGCTCTTTGCCTTCAGCCTTGCCACCAAAAAAGCCCCATGTTCTAGGATGGTTAACTTCACCACTTCTCTGTTGTAGCATTACTCTACCAGTATCTATACTTAAAAAGATGCATCCACTTGCTGTTATCATATATGTCCTATCCAGTGTGTACAGTCATCGCAAGGATCGTCTGTATTACAAATATATTCGCCAGTATCCAGGATTATAAATTCCTTCATAACTGTTAACCCACTCTGTTCCATTCCATTCCAACTGATCATCACTTGATACATTTGTTATATATTGTGTTGTGTTATTTGATGAACTATCAAAACTAATAGTCCATGTAGTACCGTTATATTCTATAATATCATTTTTATGTGCAATTACATTAGTCCATAGTGCATTTATAGGAGTATCATTTAAAATAATGTAACGTTGCCCAGTAGTTGCAACAGGAACAGATCCATCGCCAGGGTAATTGTTTGATGGATCAATTACTCCATCAATTGCTGTTAATGTGTTTGCCGGTAATGTTGCAGTATCTATAGTAACATTAAGCAAGTTAGGATTACTTGGGTGAGAATCTAATCTACCCACTATATCGTTTGCATTATCATTTACATCAGATCCTTTTCTGAGTCTCAATTGACTTATGCCATCTCTTAATACGCCAAATGGTAATAACTCTTTATCCCATTCCATTACTAATCCATCATCTCCTAAATTAGAACCTTTGTTATTTAATATTTGTAAAGTATTGTTTAAAAACTTTACTTGTTTATTTTCATATGTTACAATAGTATATTTTAAAGTTTCTGTATTGAATGCTAAATTATCTTTAAAATTATCTAAATTAGCATCGTCTAAGTTATACAACTCGTTGATAATAGTATGAATAAGTTTTTGTTGTTTTACTTTGGCTGGTGGAGTAATGTATATTGGAAGATCAAATGTTAATGTAGCAACGTCGATAATATCATCAATACTCGAACCTACACTTCTCGTACTCCATGTTGTATTTGTTAATTCTACATGACTTAATGAAGTCCAGTCAACCGGGCTATCATTGGTTCTTATATCAAGAGTAGGATTGAATAATACTAGTATTTGTTCCATTAGTTGTAGTTTCTGATCTGTGTTTGATGTCCATATATCGCAGTTCATTATTAACTTATACGGCACTGGTGCATAACGTTCTACAGTATATTGGTTGCCTAGTTCATTTGTATACTCTCCTGTAGTTTGATCAAATTTTCTTTCGTTTATCTGAACTTTATCAATATGATCTTGATATGTGCGCCTTTCAGCAAACATATCCAATGATGTTACATAACAACTAATAAATGGAACAGTATTCATAACGTTTTCTGAATTTTCTCTCTGTATATGTGCTGCCATACGACTAATATCACCGTATCGTACAGGTACTTGTTGATATACAGGTAGGTCGTTATCGTTCTTACCCATTTGTACACTAAATCCACTAAACAGTCTTATAAACTGTTGAATGTATCTTCTAATTTGTTTATCGTAAAAGTATTGTTGTGCCATTATTCAAAATCACTCTTTGGTTTAATTACTTGAGACAACGGTTGCTTCTCTGGTGTCTCGACATTATCAACTATTGTTGTAGCATCGTTGTTAATAAATTGGCTAGCGTTATAAGTTTTATCACTCCAGGTTTGCTCAGTGACATTGTCGTATAGTCTATGCCATTTACTGCCACGTCTAACAAAAAGTCTGTTAGGCGTAAAATCTGTTCTCACAAAATACTCACCTTCGTTTGGTTGAGCAGGAAATTGATCACCTTGTTGTAATACTTCACCATGTTCATATGTTGTACTAGTATCTGCTTGCCCAAATAAATGATCAGCAAGTGGTAAGTTATTTGGATTGGCTGCTTCTGCAGAAGCCACAATAGCATTACTAATGTTAAGTTCTGTTTTGTAAGAACTAACATCATTTTTAAGACTATCTGGATCACTAGCAGTACCAAGTATATCTGCGTATTCTTGTGTATCTGTTAATGGTGCTACTTTAACACGCCAAATGTGTGGATACCAGGTTTGTGAAAATCCTTCACTTCCTCTTGCTGCATCTTGTACAACGTAAAACTTATTAATAGCATCTCTGTCGTTAGTAAGTAATAATTCATCACGCAAATGTGGTAATTCAATTACATCACCGGGCATAAGTCTACGCCCCATACGTTCTACCATGTCATTGATATGAAAACTAATAAACAGTGTATCATTTGTTAAAAACAAACCAAATTGTGTTAAATCAAAGTCATTGTCACTAACATTATATACACCACGTAATTCAAACACATCAGGATCGTATTTACGATCTCTGTTTTCCATAAACAATAAGTCTTGTATGTTAGTTTCGTCTATTAATCCTTCCGGATTAATTTCTTCACCCGTAATGTTGTCAATTTCTAATCCACTGCCGTAGTTAGGCTCGCTTGGGTCTGAATTACCTTTTTGTGGATCGGGTCCTAGGTATTTGTGTACGTGTATACCTGTTCCACCTATATCAAACTGTTCACGGATACTATGATCCATAAAAGTATAATCGTTTCCTTTAAAAGGCTTGTATAAACTGAGTCTTGGCATGTGGGTTTCCTTGTTATAATGTATTTATCCGATTTTAAATTATACAAGACAAATTTAGGATAAATAGTTCTGTATGCAGTTAATAATCTGCATTTTATAAAAGGAAAAGACTATGTTTAGATTTTTCACAGAAAAGAAATGGGCATTGTGGTCCTGGTTAGGATCAGCAATAATTTTATCATCACTTTGGGTACAAGTCGAAATTGATGTTAAAATTAACGAATGGTTTGGTCAGTTTTATGATATGATCCAGAAAGCCCTAGCAACACCCAATGCAATCACAATAGGTGAGTATTGGAGTAGTTTAGCAAGTTTCTTATACTTAGCCGCTATATATGTCGGTATCGCAGTTGTAGTAAGTTATTTTACAGCTCACTATCTATTTAGATGGCGTACAGCAATGGTAGAATGGTATCATTCAGTATATGACAAAGCTAGAACTATTGAAGGTGCCGCACAAAGGGTACAAGAAGATACAATTAAATTCAGTAGAATTATGGAAGGTTTAGGCACAAGTTTTATTGAATCAATTATGGTTCTAGTACAGTTTGTTCCTATTCTATTAGGACTATCAGTTGGTATTCCAATCTTCTTCTTTGGTGATTGGCAGTATGGACTAGTAACAGGTGCTATTGTTTGGTCTGTAGGTGGTACATTATTCTTAATTGCACTAGGTTGGGTATTACGCCTAGTTGGTGTTGAATATGACTTACAGAAGAAAGAAGCAGCATATCGTAAGATACTTGTTATTGCAGAAGATGATGAGACAGTGAGACCAAAGACTATTAATGAACTTTTCCAAGATGTTCGTTCAATTCACTTTAAGTCTTATTTGCGTTATTTGTATTTCAATGTAGGTAGAATTACATATTTACAAGCAAATGTGTTATCAGCTTATGTATTCTTAGCACCAGCCATTGTAGCCGGCGTTGTAACACTAGGTGTAATGCAACAGATTATTCGTGCATTTGGTAGAGTTGAAGGTTCAATGCAATACCTCTTTAGAGCGTGGCCAACACTTATTGAATTAATGAGTGTATTTAAACGTTTAAGAGAATTTGAGCGTCAAATCAACGAAAAATAAAATAAAATAAAATAAAAAAACTTTTAAACCCTTGTTCTGCAAGGGTTTTTTCTTGACTAAAAAGGTTGACAAGTAAGACATCTTGCTCTATAATATAAGTATATTAAATAAAAAAAGGAAACCAACTATGGACATGCAAGCATTTAAAGTATTTCAAATTAGACTAACAGACGCTGAAATTGATCTTATTAACGAAGAAGGTCACAGTGCAGTTCATAAAAATTCTTTGAGATTAGACATGAATCTTGGTAGAGAAGATACAGGCAGACTTGCCGCTGATGCATTCAACAGAGGATATTACACACATGTTAGTAATATTACTGCATTAGATCTTGAAGGTGTGTTTCATGTGGGTAACATGGGCCCAGAAGAATTAATTGAGCGATTAGCACCTATGCACAGTCTTAGTGTTGGTGATATTGTTGAAGGAAGAGACGGTGTAAAACATGTTGTTGCTGACTTTGGATTTAAAAAGGTTGACGAAATAAAAGTTTTAGCGTAAACTTGTTGTAAATCATTAACCTAAGGGAGTAACGCAAATGCTCGAAATATTATCTTTTATAAGCGAATTAAAAGATTTACAGTCTAAAACTGTAGATTTAACCTCTAAACGACAGATTTCTTCTGTTATTGATAAGTACCAAAAAATAGCCGACGACATGGAACGCAGGTTATTTGATGAATATAACGGAGACAATAACAATGGCTAGACTGGCTGGAATAAAATTAAAGAAGAAACAACCTCGGCGACCATCAGAGAGAATTCGTGCAAACCAATTAAAAGATCCTAGTTGGGAAGGCGCAGACGGATGGTCTGGAAAAGAGTATCATCAGGCAAGACAAGCCGCAACTGATTACTATTACAGAAATTATAAAACATCTGTCTTAATTGATTTTGCTTGGGATTGGATGCTTGCTAATGGTTATGATAAAAAAGATATAAAATGTGTTAAGGCAGCAAAAGCCGGATCCATTAATGCAACTACAGGATATTATTGTCGTATGCTTACAATGGGTTGCCCAGATCAGCATTTGGCCTGGAATGCATATTGGGAAAGTTTAGCAGGCACAAGTGGCACACCTACACCGATTAGTGAGTTTATTCATAAAACAGTTAAACGAGCAATTGAAGATGGCAAAGAATATGTAGAAGAAGCCGAGCGTTTAGCAGAAGCAGAAGCAAAACGAAACAATAGGCCAAAGCCAACTATACAACAACTACTGCATGCAGCCGCATTGCAAATGACTGATGAGATAGAAGAATTCTTAGAGCAGTGGGTAGTTAGTGGATATGATCCAAAACTTGCAAAAGATTTTAAACCAGATATGATGCTACGCAGAGTAACTGCAAAGCAGGCACATGTACGAATTATTCGTAACATATACAAAGACAATGTTGCAGAGTTTACAGAGCTTGCTAAAAAAGTTAAAAAAGAAGACAAAGACGATATGCGTCTACAGTTAGAAGAAGGCTACGAACATATGTCTACTGCACAACAAAAAGGTGCATTAGAGATATACAGAAAGATTACAGATGCATGCGATATTGTTGAAGCAGAAAGCAAAGCAAATCGTAAGCCACGCAAGACACGTACAAAGAGCCCAGAAGACCTTGTTAAGAAGCTCAAATTTAAGCAAACAGACGCCGAATACGGTTTAGGTAGTATAACACCAGCAGATATTATTTACGCCCGCATACTGGTGGTTTTTAACACTAAGAACCGCAAGGTTGGAGTGTACTATGCTCGCAATGTAGACCCAATGGGACTAAAACGAGAAGGTAGTGGGCTAAGTGTTAAAGGAACTACTATAACTGGTTATGACGAAGAAAAGAGTTTACAACGAACAATTCGTAAGCCACAAGAGTTTTTACCAGAAATTAAAAAAGCCACAAGAGCCAAAACAGAAAAGTTGTTTGAAACACTAAAAACAACTGAAACTAAGTTAAATGGACGAATCAACGGAGAAACTATCTTATTAGCCGCCTTCAATAAGTGATACTATGATAAATACATAGTAGGAGAACTTAAATGGCAGCAATAAATAAACTTCAAAAAGAAATAGAACTACGCTTAGGCGGTGGAATGATCGATGTTGAACTCGATCCAGAACACTATGAACTTGCCGCCGATAAGGCATTAGCAAAATATCGTCAACGAGCTGAGAATGCCGTAGAAGAAAGTTTTATCATTCTTGAAATAATAAAAGATCAAAGTGAATATACACTTCCATCAGAAGTAATGGAAGTACGTGATATTTACAGACGTACAACAGGTGTAAGCAGTGGAACAGGAAATGACATTGAACCATTTCAAGCAGCTTACCTTAACACATACTTATTAGGTAGTAGCAGAAATGGTGGACTATCAAGTTTTGATTTCTTACAACAAAACAGAGAAACAATGGGTAGACTATTTGGTGCAGAACTAATGTTTACTTGGCGCCCACAAGATAAAAAATTAATCCTACAAAGAAAAATTAAAGCAGATGACAATGCAGTACTGCATTGCTATAACTACAGACCAACTGAAAGTTTACTTGAAGATACTTATGCAGGTCCTTGGATAAAGGATTACGCATTTGCTCATGCTAAACTAATTCTAGCTGAAGCTCGTGGTAAGTTTACACAGATTGCAGGACCACAGGGTGGTACTACAATGAACGCAGACCAATTGAGAACAGACGCTCAAGGTGAGATTGATAAATTAGAGATGGAACTAACATTATACAGTGATGGAAGTACTGGGCTCGGATTTGTAATCGGCTAAATGCACTTAAACACAATTCATGATACAAACGGCGCTTATTGTCAAAATTGCGGATGGGGTTCTCATTGTGGAACAGCCAGGTATGCAGAAGTAAAAGACTATGCATGCGATGGTGGCGAATATAGACAAATTAAAATTTGTGATCATTGTAGATGTAAAAAATGCAATCAAAAAATAAAAGATAACTTGACAATTAAACAATAGTTTAGTATAATACATATATGAAGAAAATTATAGGTATATGCGGATTAATAGGTCATGGCAAAGACACTGCTGCTGGCTTTTTAATAGAAGAAGGATTCCATAGAATTAGTTTTGCAGGTGTTTTAAAAGACGCTTGTGCTAACGTGTTTGGATGGGATAGAGAATTATTAGAAGGATCTACAAACGAAAGTAGAGAGTGGAGAGAAACACCAGATGAGTGGTGGTCTGCTAGATTAGATATACCAAATTTTACTCCTAGACTTGCACTTCAACAAGTAGGAACAGATGTACTAAGAACTCACTTTCATCCGGACATATGGGTTGCTGCATGTGAACGTCAGGTTGCTATGGCAGAAACAAATGTTGTTATTAGTGATTGTAGATTTTTCAACGAACTAAGTGCTATTAAACGTTTAGGCGGAACAACTACTGTTGTTTGGAGACACAACAAACCAATATGGTGGAATAATGCTTCTACTCTTAATATAGCAACTGCTTCAGGAAATGCTCCTCATTTAGTTGATGGTATGACAGGTAGATATCCAGACGTACATAAAAGTGAATGGAGTTGGGCAGGATGGGAGTTTGATTTAGAACTTCATAATACTTCTACTCTAGAAGAATTTAAACAACAAACATTACAAAAGATCATTGGATAAATATAATTAATTACTTTAAGGAATTATATTATGTTTAACACGGAATGGTGGCACTCCAAAAACCAATCAAAAGAACTCACACTAGGTTGGATATATAACAACCATATTAAAAACGACTTTGCTAAAGGATACACAAAAAATTTAACTGACTATTGGTCAGTTGAAATGGCAACCTTTTTAAGACAACAATTTGCTGACGATCATATAGGATCT